TTGCGGACGGACGGGATATATTCTGCCGCCGTTCTAGGTGGTTCAGGCAACCATAACCTACCGTTAGGTTTAATAACAGGTTCAGCCGGAACTACCACTGGCGGTTTAGGCGGCTTGATAGGTAGCGGCTTGATAGGTGGCGGTTTGACAGACGGTGGTGGAATAGGAGTCTCTGGTAATTTAATCGGCGGCACTTCGACTTTGGGGAGTGCTCTCCTATCTAATTCGGCGCGGTAAAGTTTCTTATGTGGTGATGCCTTTACAACCCGTTTCTCTAATTCTACTGTTGATAAGGACTCAATAGATTTCTTTAGGTCAGGCGGCAGTTTAACCACAGGCACTTCGGCTTTAGGGATTGCTGGCGGGACTTCACCAAGTATCTTCTTCGGTATCTTTCTACCCGCAAAACCCGCCTCAGAGGTGAGTAGTTCACCTACTTTTGCTTCTTTTGCTGCCCTTTCAACTGCCTTGACGAGTTCCTTAGTCCCATTTTTTACCGGGCCAACTGCAAAATATGTAAGCGGGTCAAGTCCCAGAGTAATAGATAGGTCAGCCAATCCTTTCAGGTCGAATCTTTTAGTCCCTACTATTGGCATGGTTACATTAAACCCAGGAGTTATCCACTTTTCCCATTCTTTATCACTTATTTTGTTTGAAACTAATCTAAAAACAAGTTCACCTGTAGTAGATGGATTGATTAACGTTCCTTCTTGTTGAGCTTTGAATTGTTCAGATGTCATACCCGTTGGTGGAATAGGTTTAGATTTTGCCCAATCCCACCCCATTGATTCTTCTGGAGATACCTTTCTTCTTTCTTCTTTAGGTTTGACTGCCTGTCTTGATGCTATTGTTTGCTGTCCTAGTCTACCGATTAGACCTATAGGTGGAGGTTGTGGAGAAGATGGAGGTGCGGCAGTAGTAACAGTAGGTAAGTCGTAAGCAAATCCACCTTCCTTTGCCCATTGTTCATAGGGCATTGGTATTTGTCCGCGTTCTCTCATTGACTTAGCGTATTGCAGATATTTGTCCTGTAACATACTTGACGGTTTTGGTGGACTGGAGGGGCCAACAAGGTTGCGGATAGACTTAGCAGTTGTAACCTCTTCTTCTTCAGTCAGGGATTTCTTCCGCTCGAACCAATACTTAGTATCAGGCCAACGTGAAACACCACCCAACCGTTGTCGATATACCATGTTACCTCGTCCTCGTCATAGTCGGATTCCTACCGCTTGGCGGAGCTTGACTCCATAATCGCCAATCTGTCATTTCAGGGGTAGCCCCAGTCCTAGCTTGCTCGTAACCCATATACTGCTGCTGTCCCTGTTGCCCCATTCTGGCAAAGTATTGTGCTGATGGAGTAGTAAGTTCCGGTAACTTCTTTAAGTTAGGGTCTTCTTGCTCCCATGTCGGCCCAGGTATTTTCTCACCAGCCTTTGTTATCCCATACTGTTGAGGCATTAGTGGTAACATCCAAGGTTGGACTGCCGCAGGTTCTTTCCTCGACATTGCGTATTCAAGCCATGATATAGGGCGTGCAGCCAATGATGCTTGTCTAGTCTTCCGTACCTCCTCCATGGCAAGGGCATCCTGCTCTCTACGATAATTAAGTTCAGCTTCCGTATTTCGTTGAGCTTGGTCAGATAGTCTCTTCCTTTCTATAGCCGCCAGGTCTTTAGAGGCATTGTATCGGGCTCCTGCTCTTTGAAAGGTTTTGACTGCATTACCATAGGGATCTATTTCGGTTACATTCATTATCTCGTAACCGTCATCACCCCACGTCCCAGTTCCTACCTCTTCGATTGTATTCCCTCTGGCTTTTATTAAAGCATCTTCTTTGAGACTGGCTACTGTGGCAGGGTCGAAGTCCCTTGTACCAACATAACCACCCTTGCCATCGGGCACCCAAATTTCCCCTGTATCAGGGTCAACCTTGCCCCCCTCAGCCGTAGTCTTAATGCGTGCAACCTCCGCACTAAATGGGTCGCCCATAAGTTTTTCTTGAAAACCAGAAGGGGATGGAATAGCCGGAGACTTATAAGTGGGGTCTGCCTTAACATCCCAATCGCCTGTAGTTGTATCTTGATAAGGTTTCCAGTATCCTGGTGTGCCTGATGCCATATTCCTGCGTTCTGCCTCAGCATTGGCGCTTGCTTCATCCATATGGAATTCAGGTTCGGCCCCTAGTACCTCTTCATATTGCTTGAAAGTCCCGTCACTATATTTAATGTTATGAAACTGGTATCGAACCCCACCTATAGTTACTGGGTCGCCAGAAGGTGTCATGGAAATTACGGTTATTCCTGGCTTCCCAGGAATCCAAGTAGTATCACCATAGGTATTCGTGAATAGTTCCCATTCGTAACCTCCAGGAGGAGGATACGTAGGCTTCGGTGGATAACCAGATGTAGTATCACCACCATCCTCACCCTCATTTAACAGAGCATCGAGTTCCGGATTACCAGTATCCGTTCCTGGCATAGGTCGAGTCTCAGCCACCGTGCCATCATCCATCTCGTAAGGTGGATTCCAGTGGCCCCATTCATCATAGAATCCTGGCATCAATTTCATTACCATAATGTTACCTCCCTTTCCTTAGCTTGTAGTTTGGCTAATTCTTTTCTCATAATAAACTTATTCAAGATAGGTGAATTCTCCCCGTATATCCGCCCTAACTTGATAAAGTCTTCTTCTTGCCAGTCCTCATACTTCTTGCCAAGCAGCTTTTCAGGACTGCCAATATCACCTAGTGGTTCAATAAACCTGTCAATTAGCACATCTACCGCTTTCATCTTGACATCAATCATGTGGTCTATGGCCGTTATTAAAGCATTCTTTGCCATTAGTGCCTGTTACCTCCTCCACCTGCCCCTTGCGTTTGAACAAGTGGTTGCGGTATTGTATTCTTTATCTGATTCTGTATAGCCCCTGCCGAACCAGGTGGATTCGTCTTCTGCAACGGCGTGTTTAACTGAACTGGACTTGTCGGAGGAGCACCACCTTGCGGTGTGGGAACACCACCCTGTTGCCCCTCCATACCAAGAGGTAACCCCGGTGGCGGATTACCCATGCTTTTAGCCGCAGAACGCCTTGATATTGCGGCGAGCAATTCGCCTTGTGCATATTGATTTAGTAGAATCTGTAACTCCTGACTATTCTTGAGTTTGTCGACTTCTTCCTCTATTTCCATTGCCGCAGTGTCAACATTACTCATCTGCTTCCTAGCCCAATTCTTTGTTACCAATCCCCTAGCTGGGTCAGCTAACTGCATCAGGTCAGCATGACGCCTGTATTCGTCTTGCTCATCTAACGGAGCAAACTCAACATAGCAGTTAAAGGGTTCTTTCATCAGGTCTTTCTTAACCTCTACATCCAGTTCGTCAGTTGGCGTTCTCGCCCAGATATGAGCATCCCCTGGAATAACATTCTTCATTATCTTAGCACAGTTGATTAACACCCTCGCTACCCCATTCTTAAACGCCTGGTCAGCATACCCAAAACGTAATCCCGCCATAGTGGTAATGCGTTCCCTGTCTATCGCTGACCTTACCCCTGATTCGGGTAATCCCCTTACGGAGTTAGGGGCTGCATGAGAGGATAGATAACTTGCCGTTACATCCAGATGCCTCATTAGCTCCGGCGGTGGCATATTCCCCATGTGGTTCTTCAACCCTGTGTTTTTCGGCATCCGAGCATACATCCCATGCTGTAGTTTTATGGATTCGTCTGCTTGGTCACTGTTCTCACCTTCAATAGTGCCACCACCTAGAGCACCGTTCTTGAGCATATGGTCGCTTAAGGAATAGTTTCTGGATTCCGATGCCAATAACGCCCTGACAAATCGTAATACCCCGACATATCGCTTCTTTAATTCGTTATCAACAGTTACCATGCCAAGCCCGGACTCAATGAACGTATAGGGTATAAATCCATAACTGTGTTTGACAACATCCGCCTTACCCCACATATAAGGTTCACCATCATAAAGCTCACATCGCCATTTGGGTGTCCAGAAGGAAACATGCTTTACCGTCTGATTACCATTTTCCCCGCCAAACTTCTTACCCTGCGGGTTAGACCAGTTTGGAAACCTCTTCCTCATATTCCACACATGAATGTCCTGCGTCTCAAACACAAATTGCCCACCAGCATCAAAGGGGTCGGCCATTATACATTGCGGATTTGTAGCCTGAATGACTATCGGCAACGAACTACTTGTTATCGAAAGCCATTTGTCTACCCTCTCCGCATAACTGTCTTCACTCTCCCCATCTTTTTGCTCAGGTTTCCCAGGCCACCTGTCAGCATCCCATACCGTCTTGTACGCCGCTAATCCGTAATTCCAGTAATGCTTGTTCCCCACCCACCACTGACTTACTGAGTTCATTACTTCCGTTAGATAAAGTAACCCAGTGTAAAACTTCCGCATCATCTCCATTGATTCCTCTGATTGCTTGCTCGTTCCCTTTTTGTTCGTCAGCACACGAGCATTGAATACATTAGTATTATTGCAGCAGGCATCTACATAGTCCCGCCCAGACGGTAGAACTATCTTGTCTACCTCATCTTCTTTGGGCAAGTGCAGTAACTCCGCTATGTCTAAATCGTAATACCGGTCGTCTTCTTTGAACGAATTGAATACTTCACTGTAGTGCCCTTCACAGTAGGTGTATAATTCCTTTATCTCCGCTACCGTTGGCTTCGTGTTTTCAAACATCTTACTCCTTTATAGTGATCCCAGCGGACTATTTATCGCCACGCCCTTACCGCCGGACTGAAATGATACATCTCTATCGGCCCCTGCCGCAGAAAAATACGGTGGCTTGCTACCCCATACCTCCTGGCATCAAGTCCATGACTCCATTGATGGGTCGTTTTGTCTGTGAAAACTCCTGTTATTCTGTCTTTCAAATACCGATGATTCCTTTGCTCCTGAATGCAGTTGAGACTATCTTTCGTCCAGAATTGGTAGTATTGGTTCACCTTCTGTATCCCAAACTCAACACTACCCGGCCCCTTGACTGTCTCTTTTACATTGTATCCCTTCTGCCTTATCTCCTCAGCACTCTTCGGCTCGTTCGGGTCAGGATATATGGGTTCGTTCACCACCTGTAGCAAATTTAACTTCCGAGCTATCATCTCATTCGTTAAACCAGAGGAGTCGTATAACATCTCTTGACTGTATAGATTCCCCCCTACTATAACATTCTTTACCAATACCGTTGGGTCACTCGCAAACCCGTAGTCTAATCCGTAAAAATATGTCCCCAAAGGCAACTCGTCTACCTGCCCAAATGTAGGGTAAACTAATCCCTCAACCTTCCCGATTAACCCTAGCCCGTATATGTTCCACCAGTTTGGGTCTTTATCTTTATTAGACTCTATATTGTCTATCACCGACTGAGGCAATACCTCCGCTTCTTTCGCATCTAAATACGTGCTGTGTATGTACTTGTTGACAGTATCACCTATCCAATTCTCGTGCGCCCAGAATTCACCTACCGGATTCCAGTCAGCAAACGTGAATAACTCAGTCCGTATGTCAAGCCCACGCGCCGTCTCCCACGATATGTTGTTCGCCTCATTTAAGAAGAGTATCTGCCTCCGCGGCCCCCTTACCTTACCAGCATCATCCGCCCCAAAAAACTCAATTACCCCATTCCCGAATTTGTATATGAACTCAGACCGACTCCACCTCTCACAATGCTCAGGATCCTCTTCCATTATTATGAAGAAATCACGTATCGCACCACGCTTTAAGTGAGGTAACGACTCCGATACTACCGATATTAATAACGACTCCTTCGCCGATTTCGCTATCAGTATCAATAACTGCAATATCGAATACGTCTTGCTGGAATATGTCCCACCTTCATTTAACGCCCTGCGATACCCCCTGTAATACGCAGCCGCATTCTCTTTCAATATCCCCGTTAATTTCATCACCACCCCCCCTTTATCCCCCATCACCACCCCCTAACATCAACCTCCTACCACCCATTACCTTCTCAACTACCTCCCGCGTCTCTTTGTCCTTTACAATTATGTTTACCTGCGTGTTGTTCGTTACCCCACCTTGCCCATTGTCCCCATATACACGCTCCATCTTGTTTAATTCGGCTATCCCTCGTATCACAATGAACATGTCCCCACCCGCTGCTAACTCCCCCCTGATTACCTTCGATAATACCTCCTTCCGCTCCTTCACTACCATTATTACCCCGCTTACTGCCTCCCGGTGTAATTCCTTTATCCTCTCCTTTATCTCCGGTTTCCTCGCCAATTGACACCCGCTTACTTCAAGACCATCTTTCGACATCTCTAATACCCCGTAAGCTTCACCATACGCCTCGGCTTGCGTCTTCCCACTAAAATATAACTGCGCGAACTTCTCCCGCTTTATCGATAATTCTTTCACCTTCATCCCCCCCGTTTGCGTTTTTTAATGCAATTTTTCCGAGCAGACCTTATATTAACATCCGTATGCCCATGCCCAAGCCCACTTACCCATGTCCCCCACCACGCTCACGGCAGCAGGCAATATGTTTAGCTTCCAGCTCCCCCAACAAGGGCATTGTTTTGCTAGCCGTGGCAGTTATTACCTCTTTTGGCCGCAAGGCCACTAGATTTCGATTGTAGGACGATTTTGGCGTACGTGAAGGCTCTTGCTGAGTGTGGGAACGGGCTATGGTCGGTGATTAACCTAAAGGGACTTAATAATAAAGGTGGCATACCACACACATAGCATAGAAAGGGCTAGAAAGTCAAGAATAGGCGTGAGACTTGCCTTGAACCAAGTCTCACGCCGCCGGTAAGAAGAAGAAAGGGGGGGTCTCGCGTGTGCGCGTGCGTGCGGTATACTGGTACTACTCTATCTCTACTCTTTATCTCTATCTACTCTTTATCTCTATCTACTCTACCTCTGTGACAGTTGGTAACAAGCGGAGTGGGGTATTGCTTGTAACTTTTAGGCTTCGATGTTATAATACAAAGTAAGGAGGGTAGATACGAAAATGGGAACAAGCACTAGAAGGACATGGGTCAAGCTTCATGTGACTGGCTGGCTGCATGGAACGATAAGATGGCAGCTAACATCAGAAGAGCGCGGAGTTTGGGCTGATTTTCTTGCGTTAGCGGGAGAATTAGGACATGAAGGTTTGCTCGTTGACAACGACAACCGGCCGGTGCCGCGGGATTACATGGCGCACCTGTTTAACATCAAGAGAAGTTTGCTCGACCGGGTAATCAAGAAGTCTATCGAAGAAGGGCGGCTAATAGAGGTTGAAGGGCGACTCTTATTAGCTAACTGGACAACCTACCAAAGTGAATACCGGCGCCAGAAGCCATACAGGAACGCGGCAAAATGAGTTATAGCTTTAGTTTGTCAGTTTGTCAGTTGGTGACCGGTGTCCAGGAGGGCTTACACGGTAGCGTGTTATGTCCCCAGATACAAACTAACCAGACATGAGACGAGTTTTAGACGAGTTTTATATCTACTATTAGACATAACATGGAAAGGGGCCTTGACACCGTATAATACGTATGTTATTATAGTTATTATAGCTGGTAGATACAAAAGAATAAAAGAGGAGGAAAAGACAATGAAAGTGCATTGGTATCGTATTGCCAGAGGCATGACAAAGGGTGGGCGCGTGGTAGAGCTTAAAAGCCGGTGCGGGATAGGCTTTTCCCCACGGCAGCAGCAACAAATCTGGCGCTTCATGCGTGCGGAGTTAGTGCAAGCCTGACCAGGCGAGGCAGGCAGTCAAAATGAGCTAATCCCCTATCTCTGCCAGGGAGACGATCCCTGGCAGGGCTGGGCAGGTCAGCCCAAATCTAGTAGCCGCGCTGGAGATACCAGACGGCAGGAGGAAAGGAACTAAAATGGCTCGTCACTTTTACCGATTATACAGCTTCGACCGAACGAGTAGCTCGAAACAAGTAGGGACCGCTGCCGTAGAACTACTGACCGAAGAGGAAGCGGAAAAGCGGAACAAAGTCCCCGGCCAATCGTGGGTGCGCTGGAATCCCAGAACCTGGCAATTCGCCAAAGAACGCTAATCCCCTATCTCTGCCAGGGAGACGGTCCCTGGTAGTGGTGGGTGGGCCAGACTAAAGAATACGATAGGAGGGACACTATGCCAATTATTGCCTATCAAAACAAGATCAAGCAAATTACTCTCTACAAAGCGGAGGATTTGTCTTATCTCCCGGCAGGCTGGCATCCGCCTTATATCTCTTACTCACTGGCAAATATACGTAAGCCATTACGCAACCCTGCTAAAAAGAGAGAGGCGCTTCTGAATGCGCCGGGGATTCGCACCTCGGCGTGTAATTGCCGTGTAGTAGACGAGGCAACTACTGCTGAGTTAGATAGACTGGATAACCAAATTAAAAAGCTCCGGGAGCGAAAACGGGAAATTGTCGCTGAGGCGTTTTTGACCTTCCCTCTCGTAACGGATAAAGACGTTCCTCTAGCGCGCTCAAGAGTCTTTGCTACCAAAGTTGAGGCGGAAAATCGTAATAGCTAATCCCCTATCTCTGCCAGGGAGACGATCCCTGGCAGTGGTGGGCGGATAAGCCCAGCCTGACCTAGCGTAGCAGGCAAGAGAAGAACCTTAACAACTGAATAATCCCAA